CGATCCGGCACCTCCCGGCGCGCGTTCGCTCCGACGACCACTGGCTCGTCCAATGCGTCGGCCGGGACGCCGCCGAGACGCTCTGTGCGCACTACCGCCAGATGATGGCGAGCGAGAGCTGGTCGGGGCAAAAGATCCTCGTGCCGCTCGGGCCGGCTGGCACAGGCGCAGAAGCCCGACGCCGGCTCGCAAAGGCGATCGAGGGCGGTGCGTCCAACGCCAAGGCAGCGCGCGCCGCCGGCCTTCACGAGCGAACCGCCCGCCGCATGCGCCGCCGGCTGCGCTCTGACGACCCCAGTCAGGGCCGGCTGTTCTGACGGGCGGACACCTGTCCATCCCGCTGCGCAACCCGTGATCCCGCCAAGCTGTGATCCTCGCACCGGGGGATCGCTCGTGTCCAGCTTCGGCCTCAAGGCTCATCGCCTCACCCGCGACGGCACCTCCGTCGCCTATCGAGCCTCGCCGAACCGTGGCGGTGCGCTCGCGCCTGATGGCATCGTCGTCCACGACACCGCCGGCGACATCGACGGCGCCGGATCGGTCGACTGGCTCTGCAACAACGCCGCGAAGGCGTCCGCGCACGTAGTGGTGCACCGCGACGGGCGGGTGACGCAGCTCGTGCCCTTTAACGTCGTCGCCTGGCACGCCGGTGTCTCGTCCTGGCGCGGCCGCTCCGGCTGCAACGGCTTCTCGATCGGCATCGAGATCGCGAGCCCCGGGAAGCTCGCCCGCGCTGCCGGCGGCTGGCGCACGGCGTACGGAGCAGCGATCCCGAAGGAAGAAGGCTTTCTCGTCGAGGAGGCGGACACGACGGTTCACGGGTACGGCGCCTGGCTGCACTACAGCGACGCGCAGCTCGCGGCGGTCACCGGCATCTGCTTCGCGCTCCGCGCTGCCTATCCGGCGATCGCCTGGATCGCCCCGCACTGGGAAATCTCCCCGGGCCGGAAGGTCGACACCGGGCCGCTGTTCCCCCTCGAGGGGCTTCGCGCCCGGTTGTTCTCCGACGGTGCAGCGGAGCCATCGCCCAACGGTACGGACGCCACCACCAACGCTGGTGTCAACCAGCGGCGATGGCCGTCGCTCGCCGACAACATCCTGCGGGTTCTGGCGAAGGGCGTGCGCGTCCGGACGATCCGCTCGGGCATCTACGACAACGACGGCGACTGGGCGCGCTGGCACCTCGTGGAGGTACCAGGCATCGGCGAAGGCTGGGTGCACGGCGCCTATCTCGATCTCGACTGAGGAGCGCACCCGTGCAGCAGCCCACCATCGGCCGCATCGTCCACTACGTCCTGCCGGAGACCGGCCGCAACCCCGGCCAAGTCCGCCCCGGAATCGTCGTCCAGGTCTGGAAGCCGATCGACCCGTCGGATGCGCGCTCGGGCACCGTGAACCTTCACGTCGTCCGCGACGGCTGCAACGACACCGGCGTCGAGGACCACGCCTACACCGCCCACTACGACCCGGGGCATGCCCCCGGGACGTGGCACTGGCCCCCTCGCGACTGAGGAGCTTTCCATGATGCGCTTGGGATTTATCGTGCTCGCCGCCGCCGCGCTCGCGGTCGCAGTCATCGCCGCGGCAGCATCCGGCGAACCGCCGGAGCTTCGCGGTACCATCGATCTCGCGGTCTTGTGGCCGCCGGCGATTGACGCCGAGAAGCTGCTCCTCATGCTCGGGCGGGCGGCACTTTTGATGGTGGCGCTCGGCGGCGTTCTCGGCGTGGTCTACGGGCTCGGCTGGCTCGCACACCGTGTCCTGCGGCGCTTCTGGCGCATCGCCGGCTTTGCCGGGCTCGCGCTCGTCTGGCCGGGCTTTGCGCTCGCCGGCGACAGCACGGTGAACGTTCCCGTCGGGGCGTGGGCCGATGCCGTCCTCGCCTTCGCCGGCGATCACCTCGCCGCCCTGGTGCTGGCGGTCGTTGCGGCGCTCTGCCGGAAGCTGCCGGCCGAGGTCGTGACGTTCCTCCGGATGATGCGGGCCGAGCAACTGCTGGAGCGGGCGATCGGTGCCGGGATCAACCAGGTGCGCGGCGCGACTGCTGGCCGGGTCCTGACGCTCGACCTCGGATCGGCCGTCACGGCGAAGGCCGTCCAGTACTCGATCGATCACGGACCCGGCAGCCTCGTCGACTGGATGGGCGGTCGCGAGGGCATCGCCGAGAAGATCTGGGCGCGGCTCGACCTCGAGCCCGTCGCCGATGCGAGCCGGCCCGACTTCGTCCGCATCGCGCGAGGCGCCGTGTCGTGAGTATTGCGGCCGCCGTGACCACTCCGGCGGCTCCGGCCGTCGAGCCCGAGACATGGCACGAGATGCTTGGCCGGGTCGCGCGGTGCGGCGGCCGCCTTGTCCTCACGCCACAGATCACGCCGTGCGGCACAGTGTGGTTCTACGTCTTCGAGCTGGCCGCCGACAGCGGGGCAAGGGCCGTCAGCGACTTCTTCGTAACTGACGGCATCACGGCGATCGGGAGCAACGGATGAGTGCCGATCCCAGCCTCACGACGTGCCGTGTGCTGTGGCGGTCACTTGTGATCGGGGCGACGGCGCTGTTCGTGGCCTGGCACATCGCGGCGCCGCCAGCGCCGCGGACGCCGCCCAACGATCGGGCGGCGCTGCCTCCGGTCCCGCCCGAGAAGCCCGGAGTGCCTTGAGATGGAACTGCAGCTGTTCGTGCCCTGGCTGGGCGGCCTCGTCGGCCTAGCGTCGCTGTTCTACACGATCGTCAGCAACCGTGGAAAAGCAGCGGAGGCGCGCGTCACGATGCTCGAGACGCGCATCGCGCTGCAAGAGCGGCTGATGACGGAAGTGAAGGGCGAGCTCGAGCACGTGCCGGGCAAGGATTCCGCGCACCGGCTGGAGATGTCGGTCGCGAGGATCGAGGGCAGTCTCCTGGTCATGGATGAGCGCTTCAAACCGCTCGCCTCCACCGTCGAGCGCCTGCAGGAATTCCTCCTCGAGCAGGCGAAGCGGTGAACCCCTTGGACAGGCCCATCATGGATCGGCTCACGCGCGAACACGCCCGCCTGATCATCCTCCGGGCGCTCGCCCAGGAGGTGAACGGCTCGCTCAATTCGGCGATCCTGCAGGATCACCTCACCACCTTCGGCATCGCCCGGCCGCGCGACTGGTTGCACGAGGAGCTGCGGTGGCTCGCGGAGATCGGCGCCATCGTCGTCCTCGAGGCGGGGACCGTCCGAGTCGCCACGCTGACGGCGAAGGGCGCGGACCACGTCGAGCGCCGCACCGCCATCGAGGGCGTGAAGCGACCGTCGATCGGGAGCTGAGATGGCCGAACGACGTGCTCCCGATGGACGCGGCCAGCTGTCGGCGATCGAGCGCCTGCCCGACTGGGCGGACGAAGCGCGGGCCTGGGCCTACGCCCAGCTGAAGGAGCGCAAGCTCACACAGGTTGATATCCTCGACGGCTTCAATTCGCGGCTTCGGGCGGCCGCCTGGGCAGAGGGGCTCACCGACCCACCGCAGGTTTCCCCGGCCGCGCTCAATCGCACATCGATGCGCCTCGCTCAGGTGGGCCGGCGGCTCGCCGAGACGAAGGCGATCGCCGATGCGCTGGCGCCGCGTCTCGATGAAGTCGGCGACGACAGCGTCACTCTGCTGGTTGCCGAGTCCATCAAGTCCCTCGTGCACGAGATGCTGTCGAACGCCGGCGAGCTTGCGGCGGACGGCGACAGTGCCGGGATGCTGATGATGGCCGCGCGGGCGCTGAAGACGGCCGAGGAGGCGCGGAAGATTTCCGTCGATCAGCGGAAGAAGTGGAAGAAGGAACTCGACGAGGCCGTCGGGAAGTCGATCGAGAAGGTGGGGGCGGAAGCCGGCCTATCGGTGGAGAGAATCGCCGAGATCCAGCGCGGCGTTCTGGGGTTGCGGCAGTGACCGACGCACCGGTCCTGTCGCGCGATCCGGCGGGCCTGCCGGCAGAGTTGCCGCGTGGCGGTGAGATTCCGCCGAACCTCAACCCGCTCGCCGACGGCGTCCTGATGCGCCACCAGGCCGAATGGCTCGAAGACCAGAGCGACCTGAAGCTCGCTGAGAAGGGGCGCCGGACGGGGATCACGTTTGCCGAGGCGCTCGGTGACACGCTGCTTGCTGCCGCCGCTCGCTCCGCCGGCGGCTCGAACGTCTTCTACATTGGCGACACCAAGGACAAGGGGCGGGAGTTCGTCGGCTACGTGGCTCACTTCGCCCGCGTTGTGGCCGGCGAGCTTGCGGCGATCGAGGAGTTCCTGTTCGAGGATCGCCGCGACGATGGGTCAAGCCAGTTCATCTCGGCGTTCCGGGTGCGCTTCGCCTCCGGCTACCGGGTCGAGGCACTGTCGTCGCGGCCGGAGAACATCCGCGGCCTGCAGGGCACCGTTGTCATCGACGAGGCGGCGTTCCACCAGGACGTCCGCGGCGTGCTCGACGCAGTGAACGCGCTGCTGATCTGGGGCGGCAAAATCCGCGTCATCTCCACACACAACGGCGTCAACAACCCGTTCAACGAGCTTGTGCGGGAGGCTCGCGCGGGCAAGGTGCCGTTCGCTGTACACCACATCCCGTTCAGGACGGCGATCGAGAACGGCCTCTATCGGCGCGTCTGCCTGATGACGGGAAAGACCTGGAGCACGGAAGCCGAGGCCGAGTGGGAAGCGCGCATCCGCGCCGCCTATGGCCCGCGCACGGCAGCGATGCGCCAGGAGCTCGACGCGATCCCGGCCGAGGCCGAGGGGGCGGCGCTGACGCGAGTGCAGATCGAAGCCTGCATGGAGGGCGGCATCCCGATCGTCCGCTGGACCTGCAGCGACGAGTTCAAGAACCGGCCGGAGGATCTGCGCAAAGCGGAGTGCCGCGTGTTCTGCGAGCGCGACCTCCGGCCGATCCTCGAGCGGCTGGACGTCCACCGGCCGCACGTGTTCGGCGAGGACTTCGCCCGCTCCGGCGACCTCGCGGCGACGCTCGTGGCGTCGATCGAGCGCGACCTGACGCGCCGGACGCAGCTGCTGCTCGAGCTGCGCAACGTGCCGTTCGACCAGCAGCGCGAGATCCTGTTCTACGTCGCCGACCGGCTGCCGCGTTTCGCCGGCGGTGCGCTCGACGCCAACGGCAACGGCGCCTACCTCGCCGAGGTCGCGCAGCAGCGCTGGGGCGAGGCGATGATCCTTGCCATCAAGGCGACCGCCACCTGGTACCAGTCGGCGATGACCGCCTACATCGAGGCGATCGTCGACCGCTCACTGGTGCTGCCGGCCGACGAGGACGTGCTGCGCGATCACCAGGGCATCGCCTACGTCAACGGCGTGCCGCGCATTCCCGACGATCACCGCACGAAGGGTGCCGACGGCTTCAACCGCCATGGCGACACGGCGATCGCCGGCTGCCTGATGCTGGTCGCCTCGAAGATCGGGCTGTCGGAATACGCCTATACGCCGGCTTCGGCGATCGGGCCGTCCGGCGACTATGACGACTGGCTCGACCAGGCCGGGCGGCAGCTCGGCTGGGCACCGCCGAGCGGAGGGCGATCGCTGTGGTGACGAGATCGACGCGCGTCCTGGGCCCCGACGGACTTCCGGCGGTCCTGTCCACGCCTGACCGCGAGCTTGCCGGTCCGACCGTGATGGGCGTGCGGGCGACACTGCACGAGGCAGTCGCCTCCGGCATGACGCCGGAGAGGCTCGCCGGCGTGCTGAAGCGCGCCACCACCGGCGAGATCCGCGACTACCTCACCCTCGCCGAGGAGATGGAGGAGCGGTACCTGCACTATGCCAGTCAGGTGCAGACGCGCCGCCTCGCCATCGAGGGCGTCGACATCTCGTTCGAGGTGCCGAAGGGCGTGCCGACCAAAATCGCCGACGCTGTCGAGAGGATGGTCGTGGAGACGGATCTCGCTGCGGCCGCGGGGATGCTGACGGATGGCATCGCCAAGGGCTTCGCCGTCGTCGAGCCGATCTGGGACTATGTGGACGGGCTGATGCAGCCAGTCGAATACCGCTGGCGCGACCAGCGCTACTTCCAGTTCGACCGTGCCGGGATGACGCAGCTGCGCCTCGCCAGCGACGCCAGCCTCGACGGCGACCCGCTGCCTGCGACCGCCTTCATCTGCCACCTGCCACGCGCAAAGGCCGGCATCCCGATCCGCCGCGGCTTCGCCCGCGCCGCCGCCTGGGCCTTCATCCTGCAATCCTTCGCGCTGAAGGACTGGGCCGCCTTCGCCGAGATCTACGGCGTACCGATGCGGGTCGGCAAATATCACGCCGGCGCCTCCGGCACCGACAAGGCGACCCTGCTGCGCGCGGTCGCCTCGATCGCCAACGATGCGGCGGCGATCATCCCGCAGGGAATGGAGATCGAGTTCATCGGTGTCGAGGGCTCCAAGGGCGAGGCAGTCTTCGGCGCTTTGCTGGAGTACTTGGACCGCAACGTCTCCAAGCTGGTCGTCGGCCAGACGATGACGGCCGATGACGGCTCGTCGATGGCGCAGGCGAAGGTCCACAACGAGGTGCGCCTCGACATCCTGCGGGCGGATTGCCGCCAGACCGCCAGCACCCTCAACCGGTTCCTCCGACTGTTCGTCGCCGTCAACTTTGGCCCGCAGGACGTCTATCCGAAGCTGCAGATGCTGGTGGCCGAGCCGGAGGACGTGACCGCACTCACGACGGCGGTCGCGGCGATGATGCCCTACGGCTTCCGCGTGAAGCAGCGAGAGCTGCGCGAGAAGATGGGCCTATCGGAGCCGGACGAGGGCGACGAGCTGCTGGCGCCTCAGCGGCCGCCGGAGGTCGACGCGGGTGACGACGAGAAAAGGCCGCCACTGAAGTCGACGGAGAATCGTCAGCGCAACCGCGCCCTGAACCTTGCCGAGACGCGCCACACCGCGGCGCTCCTCGCCACATCAGCACACTCCTGCCGCTGTTCCGCCTGCGGCGGTCAGGCGAACCTTTCGGCCGATGCCGTCGACTTGCCCCCGCCCCGGGTGGACGTCGAGGCCGAGCTTGAGCACCTCGTCGACGACACCCTGTCGGAGTGGCGGGAGATGACCGAGCCGATGCTCGCGCCGCTGCTGGCGGCCGTCGAGAAGGCGAAGGACTTCGACGAGCTCATCGCGCTGCTGCCGGCGGCGGCGAAGGGGATGGACTGCCGCCGCCTCGCCGAGCAGCTCGCGCAGCTCGGCGCCATCGCGCGCGGGCTCGGCGATGCCAGCGACTGAGGCCGGCCCGGCCGTCACCCGCCGCCAGCTCCTCGCCGCCCTCGCGGCACTCGCAGCGCGCAGCGCCACCCGTATCGAGCCGCGCATGCAGGCGCCGCCGGAGGTGCTGTCCTACTTTCGCGAGCGCGAACTCGCGCCGCGCTTCTCCTGGCTCGACGTCTGGGCGGAGGAGCACGCGCACGCCTTCACCGTCGCCGGCGTCACCGAGGCGCGGGTGCTCGCCGAGTTCCGCGCTGGGATCGACAAGGCGATCGCCGGCGGCACCGGCTTCGAGGCGTTCCAGGCGGAGATGCGCCAGCGTCTGACGCCGCTCGGCTGGTGGGGACCGCGCACCGTCGCGGATCCGCAAGGCCGCGACGACGGCAAGCGCGTGGACTTCTCGCGGCCGCGCCGTCTCGAGGTGACGTTCTGGTCGAACGTGCGGGCGGCGCGCGCCGCGGGACAGTGGGACCGCATCCAGCGCACCAAGAAGGCGCTGCCGTTCCTCCTCTACGTCCGCACGACGTCGAGCGATCCTCGGCCGGAACACCTCGGGTGGGCGGGCATCATCTTGCCGGTCGACGATCCCTGGTGGACGACGCACTTCCCGCCGAACGGCTGGATGTGCAAGTGCGCCGTGCGGCAGATCACGGCCGCCCAGGCCGAACGATCGCTCGGGCGCGGCACCGTGCCAGCCCCGCAGGGCATGGACGGCACTGTCGCCTACCGCTCGACGCCGCCGGACGACGGCCCGCCGCGGCGCTTCGTCAACCGCCGCACCGGCGAGCGATCGGAGATCCCGGCCGGCATCGACCCCGGCTGGCACACCAACCCCGGCGTCGGCCGCGGCCGCACGCTCGGCCGCATCCTCGCCGAGCAGCTCGACGCATCGCCGGGGCCACTCGCCGCGGCCCGCACCGAGGCGCTCGTCGAGAGCGACGGCTTCTCCTCGTTCCTGTGGCGGGCTCAGGCTCGCGGCGCAGAACGCAAGCGTCTGTTCGATGCGGGCACGACGGTCGCCGACGTCGACCAGGCCGCGCCGTGGTCGCACGCCACCTGGCCGGTCGGCCGGCTGCCGGACGCCGCGGCCGTGAAGCTGCGCGCGCCGCCGACGGTTACGGCCTCGGACGCGGCCGTCGGCCACACCCCTGACCACCACTATCCCGACTGGATGTGGGCGCGGGTGCCGGAGATCCTGGCGCAGCAGCTCTGGCGCCGCCGCAGCGACGCACGCCTGTTCGCCGTCAAGGAGATCGACGGGCGCCGCTTCATGCTGATCCTGTCGCAGGGCAACGGCGGCCGCTTCGAGGTGGTGACGATGTTCTCCTCCCGCGCCGGGAGGGCGAAGGACTACATCACCAAGACGCTGGCTGATTGCGATCTGCTTTGAGGGTGGACGCCGGGGGAGGCCGTCAGCCCCTCCTCCTTTGCCCGAAGGCATTGCGGACGGTCGCGTGAGCGATTTCCCGGCCCGTTGAAGATACCCAACCCCCGAGCCGCAGGGAAGCCCCAGGATCGCGATTCCGGTTTCGCCGCCCCGTTGGGCGTGGCAATCGTCCGAGTGGCTTCTTCGGGCTTTTAGTCGGCTTCCACGTCGAAGCTGATCGGGGAGGGTCGGTGCGCGGGGCGCCTCGAAGCGTGCTGTCCGCGGGCGGACAATTGTCCGCCCCGCAGCGGCATCGACCGACGCCATAGCGTGCCCCCATGTCCGGTCGCTCCGCAAGCCCCTCCGCAGCCCTCGTTCTCGGCGTCTCGACGCTGGCGGTGACGCTTGCAGACGGCAAGCCGCCGGAGTGGGTGCACGTGCTGCCGCGCGGCGAGCTCGTCGCCCGCGACGGCCGCCGCTTCCAGATCGACCCCGAGGTGCTCGTCGCCCGCTTCCAGGCGGACGGCGTCGATATCGCCGTCGATCTCGACCACGCGCTCGCGCTGCGCGCCCCGAAGGGCGAAGCGGCGCCGGCGCAGGCCTGGCTGCGCGTGCTCGAGGCCCGCGCCGACGGCGTCTGGGGCCAGGTCGACTGGCTCGAGGGCGGCAAGTCCGTGCTCGCCGCCCGGACGCACCGCTACCTGTCGCCGACCTTCCACCACGACGAGAACGGCCGGGCGACCTGGCTGCACTCCGTCGCCCTCGTCGCCGCGCCCGCGATGGCCGGCACGCCCGCGCTCGCGAGCGCCCTCGCCACCGCCCAGCTCACCACCGAAACGGAGACCCGCCCGATGAAGGGGATCGCCACCGCCCTCGGCCTCACCGAGGACGCGTCCGAGCAGGCGTGCCTGGCCGCGCTCGGCACGATGAAGGCCGGCGCTGTCGACAAGGCCGTGCACGAGCAGACGCTCGCCAGCCTTTCGGCCGCCACGACCGAACTCGCCGGCCTGAAGAGGAAGGCGCGGGACGCCGAGGTCGAGACGCTGCTCGCCGGCGCGCTGAAGGATCGGAAGATCCTCCCCGCGCAGAAGGACCACTTCGCGGCGCTCTGCACCACCGACGAGGGCCTCGCGGGCGTCAGGGCGCTGCTCGCCGCATCTGCAGCGCAGCTGCAGGCCTCCGGCCTCGACGGACGGGACCCGCCGGCGACCGACGCCATCGCCAACCTCTCGGCCGAGGCGATCGCCGAGAAGGCTTCCGCCTACCGGGCGAAGCAGGCGACCGCCGGCATCACGCTGTCGATCGGCGAGGCCGTGACCGCCGTGAAGGAGGGCCGCACGTGAGCAGCAGCACCCCGCTCATCAAGTCGTTCAAGGCGTCGGCGGCGATCGCCGGCAACCGCTTCGTCAAGGCCGGCACCGGCGTTGTCACCCAGGCTTCGGCCAACACCGACAAGATCCTCGGCATCTCGGAGCGGCTGGGGGCCGACAGCGGCGGCACGGCCGATCTCGTGGTCGACGGCTGGTACGAGCTGAAACTCGGCGGCACCGTGGCGTTCGGCGACCCGCTGACCGCCGACTCCAACGGCTGCGGTGTCGTGGCGGCGCCGGTCACGAACACCATCGTCCGCATCGGCGCCTTCGCGATGGATGCTGGGGTCTCCGGCGACATCATCCCGGTGCTGGTGCGGCAGCAGGTTCTCGCCACCCCCGCCTGATCCCGCGTCCCGGCCAGCCTGACGGGCTGAAACCGCAGCGCACGTCAACCCGAGGTCCAGCATGGCTCCCCGTCGTCCCTTCGTCGTCGATCCGGCTCTTACCGCGATCGCCATCGGCTATCGCAACGAGGCCTACACCCTCATCGCCGACCAGGTGCTGCCGCGCGTCACGGTTGGTGGCGAGAAGTTCAAGTGGACGAAGTTCAACGCTGGCGAGCGGCTGACGGTGCCGAACACCCGCGTCGGCCGCACCGGCGCGCCGAACCGCGTCGAGTTCTCCGGCACCGAGGTCGACGACAGCGTCGACGACTACGGCCTGGACGTGCCGATCCCGAACTCCGACATCACCGAGGCGGCTCGCCTCCGCGCGCAGGGACACAGCCTCTACGATCCGGAGGCGGAGGCGGTCGAGGGCCTCGCCGACCTGATGCTGCTCGACCGCGAGGTGCGCATCGCCGGCATCGTGCACAACGCCGCGACCTACGCGGCGGGCCGCAAGGTGACGCTGTCGGGCACCTCGCAGCTCTCCGACTACACCAACTCGACGCCGATCCCGGTGCTGAAGACGGCGATCGAGGGCACCCTCGGCCCGCGCCCGAACACGGTCGTGATGGGCTTCTCCGTCTGGTCGAAGCTCTCCAGCCACCCGCACATCGTCAACGCGATCCGCGGCAACCTGACGAACCAGGGCATCGTCACGCGCGAGGAGTTCGCCCGGCTCTTCGAGATCAAGAACCTCCTGGTCGGCGAGAGCTTCGTCAACACCGCCCGCAAGGGCCAGACGGAGGTGCTCTCGCGCGTCTGGGGCAAGCACATCGCGGTGCTCCACCTCAATCCGATGGCGAGCCGCCAGCGCTCGCTGACCTTCGGCTTCACGGCACAGTACGGCACCAAGGTGTCGGGCCGGATCGAGGACGAGGACATCGGCCTGCAGGGCGGCACCCGCATCCGAAACGGCGAGCGGATCAAGGAGCTGATCGTCGCCCAGGACTGCGGCTACTTCATCGAGAACGCGGTCGCCTGATGATGGCGCGCGCACCCAAGCCGGCGGCGGCCGGCACGAAACCCGCCGATACCGGGGGCGCCCCGCCGGCGCCAGCGGAGACCTCCGCATCTGCTGCTCCGGCTGCGGATGCGGAACCGAACGCCGGAGCCGAAAGCGCCGAGAGCACGGCCGGCAGCGTGAGCGCAGCCGTCTCCGCTGGTCGCGGAGACGAAGCCGGCAAGGGCGACGGAACGGCGGCGGGGACCGCTCCCGAACCCGCCCCCGAGGTCCGCACCTTCGAGGCGGCCCGGACCATCCTGCACGACGGCGTCGAATACCAGGCCGGCGCCCCGGTGCCGCTCACACGCTCCGCCTTCGAGGCGCTGCCCCAAGGCGCCGTCGCGGGCGACTGGACCGACTGAGGGTCCTGACCGGCCGGCTCGCCCGGTCCCTGTCGGGGACGTCCGCGCCCCCGACGCTTCGCCTCTCCGGCTCCGCGGGACCCGATGCCGACCTACGCCACTCTTGCCGACATCCAGGCGCGCCATCCGCGCGACATCGTGCTGCTCGCCGCCGACGAGGATACCGGCGTGCTCGACGCGGGGCGGGTTGCGGGCGCACTCGAGGCCGCGGACGCGGACATCAACGGCATCCTGTTCGCCCGCTACACGACGGCCGAGCTCGCCCGCCTGGACGCCGCCTCCCGCGCCATCGTCAAGACCTACGCGATCGACATCGCCCTCTACCGCGTGGCGCTCTCCTTCGCTCGCTCGAGCGAGCGCCTCGAGGAGCAGTTCGACGCGGCGATCGCGCGGCTGACAGCGATCGCCAAGGGCGCCGGCGGCCTCACCTTCAATGCCGGCGACGGCGACGACGACGGTCCGGGCGCCGGTGGCGCCTCGCTTTCGCCCAACGAGGCTGTGGTCGAGGCGCCGGAGCGCCTGTTCACGCGCGAGCGGATGCGGGGCTGGTGATGGGCGGGGTGCGCATCGAAATCGAGGCGAGCGGCCTGAAGCCGGTCGAGGGCGCGCTCGAGGCATTGGCCGCCGCCGACACGCTGCAGCTGATGACGGACATCGGGGCGTTGCTGGAATCCTCGACGCGCGAGCGGGTCGAGGAGACGAAGACGTCGCCCGACGGCGCGGCCTGGCCGGCGAACCGCGAGGGCACGTCGATCCTGCTCCGGACCGGCCGCCACCTCCGGGATTCAATCGCCTACATCGCCGCCCCCGACCAAGTGCAGGTCGGCTCGTCCTGGGAGTTCGCCCACGTCCACCAGTTCGGCGCGACGATCAAGCCGAAGTCGGCCAAGCGGCTGGCCTTCCAGCTCGGCGGCCGGACGGTCTTCGCGAAGAAGGTGATGATCCCGCCCCGCGCCTTCGTCGGACTGTCGGCCGAGGATGGGGACGTTGTCGAGCAGCTCGCTACCGACTTCCTCGGCGGCCTCGTCGGAACGACGCCATGATCGCGCCGGCGACGATCGCGCAGCGCCTCGCCGCGAGCCGCCTCCTGGCGCTGCACCGCGCCGTCGTGGCGACGCTGGCGCCGCTGTTTCCCGGCGTGACGGTGCGCCGCCATCCCGGCCGCATCGACATCGGCGACCTCCTGAAGAAGGACATCGTGCCGGCCCCAGCGCTGCTCGTCGCCGTGTCGCGCATTCGGCCGCCGCGCGACCTCGAGGGAAGCTTCCAGCTCGCCGTCGACTTCGCCGCCTACGCCATCGCCGAGGATGCGGTCGTCTCCGGCAAACGGTCGGAGCGCGACGAGGTCGGTCATGTGCTCGCCGAAGGCGTGCTCGCCGTGCTGCGCGACGGCCAGGCGCCGCGCTGGGGTCTCCAGGACATCACCGATCCGCTCGACGAGCCGCAGCCGGAGATGCGGCCGCTGTTCTCGGCGCTCGATGTCGAGCGCGGCGTCGCCGTCTACGCCACCACCTGGTCGCAGGCGCTGATCGCCCTCGGCGAGCCCGTCTTCGACTTCGAGCCGTTGCCCGAGGATCTCGACGTCACCCTGCTGCTGCCGGGCGACGAAGGCTACGACGATCCGCCGCCGCCGCTCCCCGACGACGAGGAGGACGCGCCGTGAACTATGTCGGCCGCGAGCTCCGACTGCTGCGTCGCGAGGTGGTGCGCCTCAACCGCAAGGTCGCCCTGGCGCGCATGCCCGGCAAGGTGATCGAACGCGACGACGACAAGGGCCTCGTGCGTCTCGATCTTGGAGAGGACCCCGCGACGGGCGAGATGGTGAAGAGCCCCTGGGTGAAGGTCGAGAGGCCACGGGCCGGATCGATCGGCATCTACGCGCAGCCGGACATCGGCGAGCAGATGTATCTCGCGAGCGCCTCCGGCGTCGTCGGCGCCGACTCAGTCGCCTGCTTCGGGTGCTTCGACGAGGAGCACCCCGCGCCGGACGACCGCGGCGACATCCTGGTCCTGGCGAAGGGCTCGTCGCGCATCGAGCTCTCGGACGTCGGCTTCCGCGCTTTCGCGGCCGGCAGCGAGATCCGCCTCGACGGCGACGGGGTCCACGCCTCCGGCGACAAGCTCACCCACAACACCGTCTCGGTCGGCGAGAGCCACGTCCACACGGAAGTCGAGCGCGGCGGCGACCTCAGCGGTCCGCCGCTCAGCGAGTAGCGAGGAGAAATCATGTCCGAGAAGAAGCCGTTCACCCTCACCGATCGCGCCGGCACCTACGTCGCCGGACAGCGCATCAAGCCCGGCCAGCGATCCGTCTCCCTGACGGAGGCCGAGGCGGAATACGAGCTCCGCGAACGGACGATCGAACGCCAGCCGGCGGCAACCCCGGAGCCCATCTCCGAGGCCGCTTCGAAGGCGTCTCGAAAGGCCGTCGACAAGGCCCCGAAGGGCGACGAGGCCGTCTGATGGCCGTGCGCTACCGGGCCGGGATGCATCGGGAGACGGGGAAGATCCTCGTCGGCTGGCCGCACTGCGAGCAGTCGATCGGCGAGATCCTTACGACGATCCCGGGTGAGCGCGTCATGCGCCTCGGCTTTGGTTGCGACGTGATCGGCACCATCGGCCGCAACCTGACGGCCCCGGTCGTGCTCGACCTCTATCGGAAGATCGTCACGGCGCTCGCCGATCCGCGCTACGGCGAGCCAGAGTTCGGCTTGCGTCAGGCGCAGCTCGTCGAGGTCGGTCGGGCGGGCCGCTTGGCGCTGCGGCTCTGGGGCGACTACTTCCCCGAAGGCCGGCTCGGCAACTTCACGATCGTCGAGCCACGCTCCACGACGGCACCGCTCTTCACCGCTGCGGTGGGAGCGACGGCATGACCGGCCTGCCGCTCGATCTGTCGCGGTTGCCGCCGCCGAACGTCGTCGAGGCGCTGTCCTTCGAGGCGATCCGTGCCGCGCTCGTCGCCGACTTTACCACCCGATGGGATGCGCTGCGCGTGCAGCGGCCGGAGCTGCCGGCGATCGACGTCGGCAATCTCGAGACGGATCCGCTGCTGGCGGTCGCCTTCCAGTCCTTCGCCTATCGCGAGCTGCTGCTTCGCGGCCGCATCAACGACGCCGCCCGGGCGACGATGCTCGCCTTTGCCAGTGGCGCGGATCTCGACCAGCACGCGGCGAACTTCGGCGTGCAGCGCCTGGTCGTGACGGCGGCGACCGATTCGGCGGCCGCTGTGATGGAGGGCGACGATCGCCTGCGCCGGCGCGTGCAGCTCCGCATGGAGGCCTTCAGCTCAGCCGGCCCGGAGGGCGCCTACGTCTACCACGCCCTGACGGCCGTCCCGGCGCTGCGCGACGCCTCGGCGGTGTCGCCGGTTCCGGGCCAGGTGGTGGTGACGCTGCTCGGGCCGCTCAACGACCCCGTGCCGAACACGCCGCAGATCGCGGCCGTCCGCCGCGTCCTCGACGAGGACGACGTGCGCCCGCTTACCGACGTCGTGCTCGTCCAGGCGGTGGCGCCGATCGCCGTCCCGATCGTGGCGGAGCTCACGCTCTATCCGGGTCCCGACGGCGAGCTCGTTCGGTCCGAGGCGGCCGCGCGGGTCGCGGCGCTGCGGGAGGCGAACGGCTACGTGCGCCGCGATCTCCGGCGCTCGGCGCTCTTCGCGGCTCTCCATGTCGACGGCGTACAGCGGGTCAATCTCGTCTCGCCGGCGGCCGACATCGTTGTCGGCGCCGACCAGGTGGCCGTGCTGTCGCCGATCACGATCACCGTCACGGGGCGCGACATCTGATGCGCGCACCCGCCCTCGAGGAGGTCATCCGATGCTGCGACGGCTCTGGAAGCGGTTCACGATGCTCTGGCCGGGAGCACGAGCCCACGATCGCGGCGATCGGCGCCTTCACGACGACCTCCGCGGCCTTCGGGAACACCTGCCGGAGCGGCTCGAGGACCTCGTGCAGTCCGACGTCTATCTCGAGGCGCTCGCGGAACGCGTCGCCGCTAAGCTGCGCCCACCGCCCTACGTGCCGCCGCCCATCGAGGAGCTGCAGGCAACTGTGCGGCGCCTCAGTGAGCTCCGAGAGTGGACGCGGGCGATCGCAGAGGACCTCCGCAGCCCCGATCCCGCGGTCAGGGCTGCCGCGGCCGAACGGCAGAGGGCGGGTTTCAGGGCTCTTCGCCGGGATCTCGGTCTGCCGGAGGAGGATCCCCAGCCACCCGGAGACCGTCCTTCTGGAACAGAGCCCGAACCTGCAGCGCCTCTGCGCGTGCAAGAACGGCGCTAGCTGGCTCCAGGCCCTTGAAGATCTGCAAGATGGTCGACGTTGCTTCGCAGCATCGGGCGGCAGGGCGGTCCTCCGCCAAGAAGAGCGCGGACATGACCATCATGTCCTTGGCGAGATCGGCGCTCTCGACGTTGAGGCGCTTGGCCAGCTGATCGACGAGCGCGATGAGGGCAAGCGCGGCCGGATGCTGCATCTGCTCCATGGCCTCCGACTTCTCTTCGTCCTCGGTCGGCATCCTCTGTCCTCCCCCGCCGTGTGTGACGCTGGCAGCCTAGCGGGGGCGGCATGACGAGTCTCCTCCCCTCCAACGCCACGCCGCTGCAGCGGACGATCGACGAGGCGGCGGCCGCCGCCGTCGATCTGCCGGTGCCGATCGCCGACCTGATCGACGCCGAGCGCACGCCGATGGCGGCACTGCCGTTCGTGGCGTGGGGCCGCTCGACCGACATCTGGCGCGACGACTGGATCGAGGGGCAGAAGCGCGCCGTCGTCGACCAGTTCCACGACCTGCACCGCTTCAAGGGCACTCTCGGCGGCATCCGGCGGCACGTGAACCTGACGGGCGGCCGCATCCTCGGCGTCGTGCGGCCGCCACAGGCCTTCTTCCTCGGCGGCGAAGAGGACGATGCGCTCTGGCAGACCTGGCTCGCCACGTTGCCGGAGCTGCGCCTCTACTCGCTGCGCCAGCCCGACATCGAGGTCGGCATCCTCGGCTTCGCAGGCGCGGGCGACGACCTCGACTGCGCCGGCCTCTTTCTTGGCGAGGAGGGGGCGGACGAGCCGACCTTCTTCCTCCCCGGCGACGGGCCGATCGAGTACGCCACGCTGAAGCGCGGCGACGTCGAGGAGGACGTCCTGTTCGTGCGCCGCGCCGACCCGCGGATCGGGCGCGCCGGCGAGGTCGTCGAGTTCTACTGGAGCCAGGTAGCGGGCTCTGGCTTCTTCCTCGACGACGCCGCGAGCGCCGACCTCTTCCTCGACGGCAGCCCGCTGGGCCGGGCCTATCTCTCGG